GATATCGGACTATCAGATTGAACAATTAAACAAATCTTGTTTGACAGTTTTATATGCTTGCTTCGATAATGATGATGCTGGAAGAAGCTTCTTAGCAACCTTAATAAGAAAACTAACTAAGAGGATTATCATCATTGAAACCAAGTTTCCAGCAAATAAAAAAGATATTAACGATTTATCTCGTGAAGAATTTGAAAAAGTTATCAAATCCGCCCACGCGTAATCGTATAATATAATAAAAGATACTCATTAAAAGATACAAAGGAGAAAAATATTTCATGAGTCAATTTAATTACCAAGATTATCAAAACGTTGTTAACAGAGCACAACAAGCTCCAAGCCAAAACAACGCCGTTAAAGTCGGTTTCTTCAAACTTAAAGCTGATGGTGAAGATGCTTTAGTTAGAATCAATGTTAGTTCCTTAGATGAACTTCAATTTGCAACAGTTCACCAGCTCAGCGCTGCTACCAAGTGGATGAAAGTTAGCTGTTTAAACGAAGTCGGTTCCTATTCCGATAACTGCCCACTTTGTGCAAAAGTTGCGGCTGGCGATACCTCCATCGGTAAAGCTGCTAAAAAAGTTTATGTCCAAATGTTAGTTGCTTATAAAGATACTGCTACAGGACAATTCTCAACAGCTGTTCCAGTCATTTGGGAAAGACCTGCTGGTTTCTCTAAAGAAATTGCTGGTTTACTCAGAGACTATGGCAATCTTAAAGAAAAAGTCTTTAAAGTTACCCGTAATGGCGCTGCAGGCGATATGAAAACAACCTATTCCATTTCATATATTCCTGTGTTAGACAAACCAGAAGCAGTTTCTTCTGACTTCAGTGCTTTTGATAACTTCAAAATCAATAAGCATTCTTATTGGGAAAAGACAGCTGAAGAAATCGAAACATTCTTAGCTACAGGTGCTTTCCCAGAAGTTCAAAAAGAATCTAAGTCCGATGGCTTAACCACAGACGCAAATGGTATTAAGCATGGCGGTGCTCCAGTTTTTGCTAATGCAGCAGAAGAAAAAGCTGCTGACGCTGCTTTAGATCCAAAGCCAACAACACCACCAGCACCAAAATATGATGATGCACCAAAGGCTGAAGAAAAACCAGCGGACAGACCAGCTAGAAACTTTAACGGTTTCTCATTTTAATTAAATTATTAAGGAGTTCAAGATGGAAGGATTATTTGGAGAAGATTTTGCTATCGATTTAACAAAGACTAAGCAAGATCTTAAAAAGCTAATTAAGAAAGCTTCAGGCGAAGAAAGTAAAAAACATGCTAAAACTGAAGAAGAAAAACTTTTAGCCTCCAAAAATCTTCCTATCGAAGAGCGCCTACGTCTTATTAAAGAAAAAGTCCTTGCAACTTTAGGCACTCAACGTACAAATACAAAGTGTATTACTACAGTCGAGGACTTTTCTTTGTATATTGATAAAGCTATTGAAGCAGGACGAATTGATGTTGACACTGAAACCAATAACTCAACAGATGCTGTCAGTGCCATGATGGTTGGTCTCTGCTTATATGTTCCAGGTGAAAAGCAAGCTTATATTCCAATTAAACACGTAGATTATAAAACTGGTGAACTTTTAGCAAATCAATTAACTTATGAAGACTGCCGAGCTCAATTACAACGAGTTGTAGATAGCAATATTAAAATTATTATGCATAACGGTAAGTTTGATTACGAAGTTATTAAAAAGAATTGTAATATTGCTGTGGCTCCTCACTGGGACACTCTTGTTGCGGCAAGATTAATTGATGAAAACTTATATAGTGAGAAAAGGACAAGCTTAAAGTGGTTATATGTCACTTTAATTGACCCAAGACAGTCTAAATATGACATTGAAAGCTTATTTGAAAATATTCCTTATGCCTATGTAGACCCAGAAATCTTTGCATTATACGCTGCTACTGACTCAATGATGACTGATAAGATTTATCTTTGGGAACAACCATTCTTTGAAGGTGAAGATAATAAGAAACTTAAATGGTTATTTGAAAATATTGAGATGCCAATTGTTGAAGTTACAGCAAAAATGGAAATGCGTGGCGTTTGTGTTGACCAAACATTTGGTGAAAGACTTAAAGCAAAGTATAATGGTGAACTAGATGCTATTGATAAGCAAATCAATGCAGAGCTTTATCAATTAAAGAATATTATTGAGACTTGGAGATTAACTCCAGAGGCTAATGAAAAGACTAAATCTTATGTCCCAAAAAAGACTAAGATGACTATACAAAAAATTGAAGAAACCTATACATTAATTGACAGTGATGGTAAACGTTATAAATGGTCCAAACCAAAAACTGAACAACTTGGAGACCCAATTAATCTTAATGCTACACTTCAATTAGCTATTCTTTTCTATGATGTTTTATGTGTAAAAGAAGTTTATAAAAATGATGAACGTAAAACAGGTAAAGATGACCTTAAAGGTATTGCTGAAGCATTAAAACCTTATGTTACAGAAGAGCAGCAAGAAGCTTTACAACAAGCTATTGAGTCTGATGCCTTTGATGATGACGAAGAAACTGAATTAACAGCAGAAAATTTAACTGAAGAGGATATTAAACAAACACAAACATTAACTCCAGAAAAAGCAACAATTGCTGCCAGTTTATGTAGTTTATTGTTAAAAAGACGTGGTATTGTTAAGTTAATTACAACTTATATTGATGTTATTCCAGATTTAGCAAACCATTGGTCCGATGGTCGTATTAGATTTAGACTTAATTCAACTGGAACTGATACAGGCAGATATTCTTCAGGCGGTAAGTGGAAATTCTTAGATGAAAATAATAACAGAGTTACTTTATCTGGTATTAATATTCAAAATATTCCATCTCATAACCCAGAAATTAGAATGCTTTTTAAAGCAAAAGTTGATGAAGGTATCATTGATGCTATTGAAGGCGTTAAATTTGAGTGGCCTGAATATACAGAAATTGAAACAAATCAAGGATTTAAGTATGGTCGAGCCTTATTTAACGATAAATCATTAAAACCTATTTCTGAAGATGGCGAAATTATTGAGCCAGGTTATTTTGAATTCACAAGTGAGACTCATAAATACTATATGATTCCAAGAAATTCAGGTAAGATTAGAACTAGAACAAGATATAAGATTATCGGGTCTGACTATTCAGCTCAGGAACCAAGATTAACAGCATTTATTAGTCAAGACCAACAAATGATTGATGCTTATATGAAAGGACAAGATTTATATGCAGTTATTGCACAGTCTGCCTTTGATAATAAGTATGAAGATAATCTTGAATTTTACCCAGAAGGCACAGTTATTGAAGAAAATGGCAAGCAAATTACTTGTGGTTATAAAACTCACATGAATAAGCAAGGCAAAGAAAGACGTAAAATTGGTAAAGTTCTTCAATTAGCTGCCACTTATGGTATGTCTGGCACAACTGCAGGCATAAGAATGGGCAAAGATGCTGAACAGGGTGAAATCTTATTAATGAAATTCTTTAATAAGTTCAGAGGCGTGGCTGATACTATTGCTTACTCAAAACAATTCTTAGCTAATAAGGGTTATGTTGAAGACTGGGCAGGTAGAAGAAGACACTTAGATATTAAACTTAAAAAGTATGAGGCCCACCTCAAAGATAATAATGAGAAGGCTAACTTTAATCCATTCTTAAATTGTGCAAACAGAGATGACCAGAATGATCCATCAGTAAGATATTGGCTATCTGTTATTGAAAATAGGATTCAAGCTTCACAAGGCTATCAAGTAAGTAAAGTTGAACGTTGGAATAAGAAACATCCAGATTTACAAAAAACTTGGATGCCAAATGGTGAAATGAGTAATATGCAATATGATGAAATTGCCAAGTTAGCACTTAATTGCACACCATTTGATAAAAAAGACAAACGTGGTAATCTATATGTATCAATTCCATCATTTAAATTAGCTCCAGTTATTATTACGGCTAGCACTGGTAAAATTGCGCAAGCTATGAGACAATGCTTCAATGCTCGTATTCAAGGCGGTGCAGCATCTCTTACAAAGTTAGCAATGGTTAATATTGATAAAGACCCAGAATTAAATGAATTAAATGCTCGTTTAATTATTACTGTTCACGATGAAGTCTTAGTTGAATGCCCAGAATACTACGCTGATAGAGTTGAAAAGAGATTACCTCAAATTATGATCGATACAGCTAAGCCATTCATTAATGTTCCAATGAAATGTGACCCATATAATGTCACTCGCTGGTATGCTGATGAAGCTGCAGTTGCTCTTAGAGATGAATTTGAGAAGATGGAAAAGAATAAAGTTCCACATGATATTGCTTTACAACAACTATATGGCATGCATGGTGAATTAGACCATTCAGTAATAGATAATGCTATTATAAATGGCGCAGATTTAGAGTTCTAATATTGTATAATATAAAGAGGATATAAATATGATAACAATTAAAACAAGTGATTTCCAAGAAGTAGCAAATAAGATTTTATTAGCAGCAGATTTAGATGAAAAAAATGCAGCAAACTTAGAAATTAAAGCTAAGGGTGCAGACTTATATTTGAATGTTACTAATAAAGAGTATTATGTAAGCTGTAAGTTTGCATTAGCAGAAGAAATTGACTTTGCTGCGACAGTTGATGCATCATTATTCTTAGACCTTATTGCTCATATTACAGCTGATACTTTCAATTTAGATATTGAAGATAATACAGTAGCAGTCACTAGCGGCAAGAGTAAATATAAGATTGCTATGATTTATGATAATGACAAGCTTATGACTTT